GCATGTTTGTTGATGAACATCCTGAAGGCGGGTTAATGTACCGGCACATACATTTATCAGATCTTTATGTTGCTGAAAATGAAATGGGGCGCATCGATACGGTGTTTCGCAGATTTAAAGTAACAGCACGGCAAGCGATGCGGATGTTTCAAGACGGCGATCTGTCAGACAATATACGCAAACTAGCATCGGATAGACCGGATGATGAAATTGAATTATTGCATGTTTGTTGTCCACGCACTGACCGTGATCCTAATGCTCGTGATCGAAAAAATCGCAAGTTTTTTTCTGGTTATTATGACGTAACGGAAGAACAGCTTATTGAAGAAAGCGGCATGGACGACATGGGTTATATTTTAAGCCGCTACAATACTGGCCCACGAGAAATTTACGGCAGATCTCCGGCAATGACTATTTTGCCAGAAATTAAAATGATTAACGAAATGAGCAAAACGGTTATTCGTGCTGGACAAAAAGCGGTTGATCCGCCTCTTATTATTGCGGATGACGGTGTTATTCTTCCTGTCAATTCCAAGCCGGGAGCCGCGACGTTTGCAAGAATGGATGGGCGTTCTCAAGCACCTATCCAGCCTTTATTTACAGGCGCTCGTGTTGATATTGGTCTGGAGATGATGGAACAGCGTCGACGGATGATTAATGACAGTTTTCTTGTTACGCTTTTTCAAATACTTGTTGAGTCTCCTCAAATGACGGCAACAGAAGTTTTGCAAAGAGCGCAGGAAAAAGGAGCTTTATTAGCGCCTACGGTTGGCAGACAGCAAAGCGAGACGCTGGGACCACTTATTGAACGCGAATTAGCTGTTCTTGTTGAACAGGGTTTAATTCCTGAATTGCCGCCTGTTTTAGAAGAAGCAGGGGGAGAGTATGAAATAGAATATGTCAGCCCGCTGACTCAAGCTATGAGAGCGCCGGAAGGTGTCGGCATTTTAAGAACACTTGAAAGTGTACAGGCAATTGCTGCTATTGATCCTAGTGTTATGGATAATTTTGATGCTGATCAAATTACAAGAACTTTGGCAGAAATACATGGCGCTCCTCAAAAAATATTACGTGATGAAAATGAAGTTGCAGAAATGCGAGGACAGCGCCAACAATCTGAAGCAATTCAATCAGGTCTAAATGCAGCGCCGCAATTAGCTGATGCCGGTCTTAAAGTAGCGCAGATTGCGGATATGGGACAACAGTAATTGGCAGAACAGCACAAAGCACAGGCTGAACTAGCCCAAGCTTATAAAGAAATTTTTTTATATAGTCCGCAAGGCAAAGCTATTTTGCTTGATTTAATTAAAGTAAGCGGCATTTTGACAATTAGCGGTCAAAGAGACAGCGCTGATTTACAGCATATGCACGGCTCACAGGATATGGTGCGAAGAATTTTATCTATTCTCGCCATTGATGAAGACAAACTTGTATCACTTAGCATAGGAGAAGAAATAAATGGCGAATGAAGCTGAAGGGTCCATTCTTGAAGTGGGCAACCCAGAAGCAACCGCAACAGATTGGGCGGCTGGTCTGGACGAATATCAGGACACAATTACAGCTAAAGGCTGGTCTGGTCCTGGCGATGTTCTTAAATCTTACGTTAACTTAGAAAAACAAGTTGGCGCTGATAAGGTTGTCTTGCCAACCGAAGGATCAAATCTTGCTGAATGGGAAGGCTGGCAAAAATTAGGAACGCCGGAAAAGGCTGAAGATTATGAATTGTCTGCACCTGAAGGGTATGAATCATATAGTCAGGAATTGTCTGATTGGTTCCGAGGTGCGGCTCATGAAATGAAATTGCCAAAGTCAATGGCCCAGGGTTTTCATGATCGTTATGTTGAATACATGATGGCACAGGCAGAAGGCGCTCAAACGCAACGCGCTGATCAACAGGTAGAATGGGAAAGTGAATTGCAAAAAGAATATGGCAATGCGTTTCCTCAAAGAGTTGAAGCAGCTAAACGTGCTATTCGCGAATATGGATCTCCTGAATTAGAAAAATTATTAGCTGAAACTGGATTAGGATCTAATCCTCATGTTGTAAGAGCTTTTGTTAAAGCTGGTGTAGCGCTGGGTTCTGGTCCGGTATTTAAAGACGGTGAAACAAGTGGCCAGTTTGGAACAACACCTGAAATGGCTTTAGAACAAATTGCAGCCCTGCGCGGGCATCCAGGGTATTTTGATCCTGGACATCCAGAACACAATGCGCTGAAAAATAAAATGCAGCGTTTATCAGATCTCGCCTATGGCACAGATGATGCTGGCGTAAATATATCCGTTGGATAACCGCAAGGCCCAACAAATTGACAGTCGGAAAGACGGCGCGTGGCCCCATAGGGACAACCACTTTTTCCTTTAATATCAACAACTTAGGAGTAATGTACAATGAGTGTACAAATAACAACTGCCTTTGTTGAGCAGTATAAAGGTAATGTCGAACATCTTGTTCAACAAAAGGGTTCACGTTTGCGTGAAGCGGTTGAAGTTGAAACCGTTACAGGTAAAAACGCCTTTTTTGAACAAATCGGCAAAACTGCTGCACAGCAAAGAACATCGAGACATGCCGACACTCCAAGGGTCGATACCCCTCACAGTCGTCGTCGTGTTTCTTTGATCGATTATGATTGGGCCGATTTGATTGATGATGAAGATCGTGTCCGTATGTTAATTGATCCAACCAGCCCATATGCTGAAGCTGCTTCAATGGCTCTTGGTCGTGCAATCGACGAAAGAATTATTGATGCTGCTGATGGCACAGCGTTCACCGGTGTTGCTGGTGGAACAAGCACAGCATATACAGCAGGTAACACGGTTGATGTGCAAGTAGGTATTTCACCTGCTGCTGACACCGGCCTTAATGTTGGAAAGTTACGTGCTGCAAAGCAAGTGCTTGACGCTAATGAGGCAGATGATGCAGATCGTTTTTGCATTATCAACGCTAAACAGCTTCAAAACCTGTTAGGCGAAACTGAGGTTACTAGTAGCGATTTTGCGACTGTGCGTGCCTTAGTAAGCGGTGAAGTTGACACTTTTTTAAATTTCAAGTTCATACGAACTGAGCTTATTGAAGTTGACAGCAATTCCGATCACAAAGTGCTTTTCTTTCAAAAGAAAGGTATAAAGTTGGCCATTGGGGCCGAACCAACCGTAAAGATTTCTGAGCGTGCTGACAAAAATCATGCAACGCAAGTCTTTGCTTCCATGTCAATCGGGGCAACTCGTATGCAGGAAGAACTGGTTGGCTACATTGAATGCGACCCAACATAAGGAGGACTGAAAATGGCTAATGTTAATTCAACTCAAGTTGCTAATTTTCTAGCAACTCCTGTGGTCGTTAATAACGCCACAAACATTCATGGTGTTATGCGTGTTGCTTGCGGTACGCACGCAATGGCAGCAGGAGATCTTTCTGCCGGTGACACCTTAATGATGTGTATGTTACCAACAAATGCAACTGTTGTAAGTATCAAGCTTTTTAATGATGACTTAGACAGCGGCACAACTTTAACTGTCCATCTTGGACTGTATACGGCTGATGGCAA